TAGTTCCTGGATGTGTAAAAACTAATTCTAATCTAGGTTTACCTTTTAATGATTTAACAACCTCAAATTCTATACCTCCAAAAGTAATTAAGTCATCTTTATCTACTTCTCCTATTTCATAAAGAAAATCCTCTACACTGTCTATAGTTGCTATTGGTTTATTTGCCATTATCTTTTAGAAATATTTAGACAAAAAAAGAGACTCCCGAAGGAGTCTCTTTGATCCATCTCGAACCGAGATATTTATATTACATGAGGTTCTTGATAGCAACACGTCTGTAATAACGGTTTGCATTAACCTTAAGTCTTCCTAGACCTTGATCTAGACCTTCTGCGAATGGGTTGGCAACAATACCATATCTTGTCTTGAAGCCAATTTTTGGTTGGAAGGTATCTTCCCCAACCGCACGTACCATCTGTAGTGGAACGTAAGGGCAGTAGAACAGACCAGCATCATAAGGAGATGAACCCTTATAACCAACAACGTAGTACTGGTTAGTACCTTGGGCAAGACCACCGTTGTTAGCTGCTAAGTTAGCAGAATAAGGATCGATGTATACCTTGTACTTACCTTGAATAGTACCAGCAAATGTATTACCAGTATCATCAACGTTAAGGTTAGCATTAAGAGCAGGTGTGTAATCAAGTACACCAGCCATTGTCAATGCAGAAGCAACGTCT